CGCTTTCTCTTCTTCCGCTGCCTGCTTGCGTTTCTGCTTCTCCGCCTCGAGGCGCTGATCCTCAAGGTCCGCAAGCTGTTGGGTCACATCCTCACGAATGGCAACGCGTGCGAGTTCTGCCTCCGCCTCTACACGCGCTGCCTGCTCAGAGGTGAGCGCGTTGTAGCGGGTCTGAATCGCGAGTTCCTCGAGCTGCCGGAGGCGCTCCTCGCCTGCCTCGATGATCTGTTCTTCTTCGCTCAGATTGACCTTCTGAGCGGACGTAAGATCGCGGATGCCCTCCTCGTAGGAGAGCGTCATCTGCGCAAGGTCTTTCGCAGACTGCTCACGCGCACGCTCGAGCTCCGCGGCGCGGCGCTCGGCTTCCGCCTTCCTACGTTCTGCATCTGCTCGACGGCGCGCGGATTCTGCCTCTGCCTTTGCACGGCGTTCAGCAGACGCGCGTTCGCGTTCCTGCTCCTCACGCTGGTACTCGAGCACCTCGACGATATCGAGGCGCAGATCCCGCTCGTCTCCCATCTGCTCAGCTACGGATCGTGCCTGCTCTTGAAGTCTGGCGTTTGCGGCGGTGAGCTCGTCGGTGCTCTGACCGAAATATCCGAACTCCTGACCCACTCGACGAACTGCGCCGCCGAGGCCAAACCACGTTTCGTCGTACGCCTTGTTCGTCTCGATCGCGATGTTGTTCTCGTAGATCTGCCTGCGGATCGACGTCGTCACACCATCGATCGCGTTCTTCGACTCGGCACGGATGCGGTTTGCCTCTGCCTCCGCCTGGGTCTGGGTCTGCATGGCAACGGCCAGATCGATCGTCGCCATCTCCACCCGAAGCTTTGCGCTTGCAAGCTGATCGCTCGCCTGCGCTGCGGCTTCCATCTTCTGGCGTTCGTCCTCGAGGTATTCGTTCATCAGCGCCACGGCAGCGCCAAACGCGCCCGCGGCTACGGTGAGTCCAGCAATGGCGCCGATGGCATACGGACCCATCGCGGAGATCGCGGTTCCCGCTTCTGCGAGATCGGCCGCTCCGCGCGCTGCGCCGCCAAGCGCCGGACTGATGATGTCCGCTGCCGCTGCGAGCTTCTGAAGCGTCTCGGTGTTCTTACCCGTCGCTTGTGCTGCGTGCCCTTGTGCCGCTGCCGCGGAGTCGGTGCTCGACTTTACCTGCTGCATCGCCTGCTGACCCGCATTGCCCGCGTTCCGGTAGGCGGCAGCGGTTTCGTCGGCCTGCTTTTTAGCGAAGCGCGTGGACTCCTGGATCGACTTGTTGAGCTCGGCCATCATCTGACGCGCCTGCTCTTTCGTGATGTCCGGGATCTTCTCGAGCTCCGCGCGGAGTCCGGCGATGTTCGCAGATACGGTAAGATCGACATTCGCCATGACGGGCTCCTATTTCGTGATGCGCTTCGCCGTCGCCTGCAACGCCTTATCAAGATCGACCAAGCCTTTCTTTACGATCGGCTTAGAGCCCTGCGTCACGAACACGTTCCAGAGGCGCTTACCATCGCTCGCCTTCGGGTTGAGCTCGATCTTCGCGATGCCGACGGGACGGTTGCGCCCCTTGGAGTCCTTGAACGCCCTCGCTCTGTATCCAGGCGGAAGCGTTCCATTCTTCCGATAGAACGACATCAGCGCCCGATACTCCGGAAGCGGGATCGGGCGTGCGATGGTGGAGAATGCTCTGGGCCTGTGTACGAAGTAGCCGTACTTTTCGTCCGTCATGGCGCCGCCAACGCCGGACTTGTTCGCACGCCACGCAGGCTTTACCGCATCGTTGAACACGACGCCTACGATGTTGTCGCCGCGGATGGCGACTTTGTACTTCATCCCCTTCTGCGATGCGCCGGTGACCTTCCGGACGTCGTCGTACCAGTGATCGTATGCGTTGTCGCGCACCTCTTTGACGATGCCTTCAATGCTCTTGATCACATCGCCTGCGATGCTCATGAGGAGGTTGTTCACGGTCTCGTCGAGGATCTCCCCGACGACGACCTCCGCGCGTGGAGACTTCGCGACGAATGCGTGAACGTTGCGCCTCGCGAGTCTCCCCGGACCTCTACCCATTCAGCCCCCAGAACGCCGCGGCGTCACCGTTGAAGGTATCACCTGTGCGCGGTCGCGCGGTCGTGCGCTTCGCCTTCTGCTTCGGCGTGTGCTTCGCACGCCACCATCCCAAGACGCGCTCTTGCTGATCGACAGACCAGCGGTAGAACGCATCCGGGTCACCTGCGTACGTGAGGCCGATCTCGAGGGCTACAGCGTCGAGCCCTCCGGAGGCGGATCGGTAAAATCCGCATGTGCCTCTACGGCCGTCTCCTTCGGGTACGAGTCCACGATCAGCTTGATCGCCTCTGACGTGGCGTTCATGATCTCGTCGTCCGTCGCCCCCATCGCGTGGAGCTCGTCGCGAACCGCGGCTCCATACATGAGCCCGTCATAGCTGCACTTCGCCAGGCTCGCCTTCAGCTTGAAGCTCAGCGGGAGACAGATCCCGAGCGCAGCGCCGAGGCCGACCCAGATCTGCGTAGCACATGCCGTAAGCGCCACCTGGCGCGCAGTATGGGACGGCGGAGCCGTGAGCACCACCGGCTTCCCCTTGATCATGATCTCCATTCCTTCTCCTTGAGGCGCAAAAACGAAGGCGCCCGACGCACCGTAGCACGCCGGGCGCCGACATTACTACGTCATCAGGTCGCGGTGATCGCGCCGAGGACTTCGAAGTTGATCGTGAAGCTCGACGGATCGCCTTCCGAAAAGTCGATGGAGCAACGGCAGTTGTTCAGCGTCAGAACGTGATCCGTCTCGCTGCCGCCGAAATTACTGCCCTCGACGGTGAGTACGATCTGAAGCGTGTAGAGATCAGCGTTGGCGCCGAGCGTGGACACAGCGGTGGCGAACGACCCGGAACGGTTGACGATGTCCCAGATATTCGCGTTCGTGGCGTCGCTGAGCTCCGTCATGTGGCAAGAGAACGACCCGGTGGGGAAGCTGCGGTTCGTCTTGCGGACGCTGCCGAGCTCGCCGCGATCCAAGTACTTCGTGTGCTCGACGGGGCCGGTGCTGCTGTAGTTGAGGCCGGAGATGCTCAGATCGCCGGACTCGTACTGAATCGTGAGCGTCAGCGGCGTGGGGGTAGTGCCATCGTTCAAGACGATGGTCCCATCGCGGAAGTTCTTTACGACACTGGAAATGGGCATTGCTTACCTCACTGAAGCGGCAGAGTGTGGACGACACGGAAGGACACGGTGCCGGTGACCCATTCCCCGGCCTCGTTCGTTTCACGAACGGCGCTAACGAACTGAAACTTGTACTGCGACGGCCATGTGGCATCGTAGACCATCAGCTTGTTCACGATGGCCTGCTCGCCGTCGAGGGCGTCGTCGTAGCTGTCGCTCATCGCCTTCGGCGCAAGCCGCCAGCTGTACAAGATCGATAGCGTCGTCTCTACGAGCGTCCCCTCCGCCGGGCGCTGGCGGTACTGCCGCAGATCGTCCGTGGAAACCGGATGGACCGCGAAGCACCTATGGGCCAACGAATCTGCGTCCCGCCCAAAATTATCAGGAGAAACGCGGCTTTCCTTCCACCCGGAGAGCGTCAGGAGGCGCGTCGTCACGTCCTCACGAAGCTGTCGGATGGTCTTTGCGGACATCAGCGCCACCACGCGGTGGCAGAGTACCCGCGCCCATTGGTCCAAATTTGACTCGATGCCGACTTCTTCTTGCTCGGATCGACGGTATTTTCGTCAGATTCGTCGTATACGAAACGGAGTTGCCCCCACGCCGCCTCGTACTGCACCCGGTAGTGCTCGGCCAAAGCCTGCCACCGCCCGCCGTCCCCCGCCGACGTGGAGTAGTCGAGGAAGATCAGATGAAGCGTGAGCATGAGGTGAACGTCACGCAGCGCGCTCGGCTGGATGACCAGGTACGGCCGACGCCCGGCGGCGATCAGACGGTTCGCGAGCGTGGCGAACGCCTCGTCAATGTACGGCTGGTACGAGGTCGCAGACCCGAGCAGCGCCGGAAGGTCGCTGTGTCGCTGCGTAAGGTCGTCCTGGCTGATCACCGGGTACAGCGTCCGGCGGCAGAGCGCCGTGTCATTGCGGAACGTATGCGTCACGCTATCCGGCATGACGAGCGCCCACTCGACGAGCCATCCCTCCCCGAGCGCCTCCGCCGTCGTCGTTGCACCCGTGAGTGTGTACTGCGCCACGGATGCGGGCGGGATCGTCACCACCTGAGCCGAGACAAGTGGGGATCCATCGGGGCGGTACAGCGAGAACGTGCCCGCCGTCGGCGTAGCCGTCGCACCGGCGCGGGAGGTCGGACACGTCAATACCTGCGTGCGGCCACGCTCGATCGTCTCCGTCGAGCGGAACCGTGCACTGTAGACTGTCTCGGCAAGCGACATTCCGCCCTCCGTGGTCGATTATCGCTTATCGCGCTCGCGCTGATCGTGTCGTTTTGCGGCATCCTGCGCGATCTGACGTGCCTTCTCAGCAGGAACGCCAGAGTCGCGAAGCTGTCGCGCAGTGCGCTCCATCGCCTCCCGGTAGCCGGGACGTTCCCCGCTCACGGACGGCCTCGACGCGCCTTCGGCGTGGGAGGCGCAGGCGGCTCCTCACCTTCCGCGGGCGGGTTGTAGAGTCGATCCTTCGCGGAGATCATCGACTCGAGGAGGGCCTCCTCGACGGCGAGCGCGTCGCGGTGGAACGGAGAGCTTGGCGCCTTCTCGCGCCACTCCGCGACCTTCTTCTCCTGCCGCTCGATCTGGATGTTCAGGAAGTCGGGATCGGGAAGCTCGATGTAGCGCCCGACGAGGCCCTTACAGAAGGCCCAGTACCCCTCCTCGTCGGACTCGATCCGCGTCTGCCCTGCGACCAACTTCGGCCGCTGCCACTTCGACAGATGAACGAGACCAGCGACGCCCTCGTAGGCCACGCAGTATCCACCCGCCTCGGCGTCCCAAGGGATCAGAGTCCATCCACGGCGGCGCTTCGCGACCTCGGCAGCGTCGGTGTTCCCGTCCTTATCGACGTTCGACACACCAGGATCAGCGGCGAGCTCGGAGAGCCACGGCACCCATTCGCCATCGCGGAACGTCCACCGGGCCGGGTGGTGGATGTACCACCATGCCGGACGCGGCTCGAGGCGCACAAGCTCCTTCATTGCCTGCGGACGGGATGCGGGCTGCGCGGCGAAGTTGCCGGTTCCGCTGGTGCCAAAAGTCGCTGCCATTTCTTCTCCTTCTTCGTGATGCTGAACGCAGAAGCGCCCGCCTCGGTAGGGTAACCACCGAAACGGGCGCTTGTGTTTCCGACTTAGAAGTCCGAGAGAACGCCAACGCCGCGGAGGTCGTCGAGCTCGGCCACGCCCACGAAGGCGGAGCCGACGATGATCGTGGAGCCGTTGGAGGCGTCACGCTCGAACTCGACAACGATCGGGGACTGCGGGATCACGGTCGTGGAGCCCATGACCGGAGCAGCGGTGCCGGTCGCCACGCCGATCGCGCCGCGGGTGAACATCATCCCCAAATAGTCTGCCCCGGCGTTCGCCGTTGGGACGGTGTTCGATCCGTACAGGTCCACGGAAAAGAGGGAGCCCTTGAAGCCGGGGCCTTTCGCCTCGACGCCCGCCTGGGCGCTCTGGAGGTACTGGCCGGGGCCGGTCTCCGAGCGGAGCGAGGACATGAGGTCGTTGATCTGCTGGTTGTGGAGAACGGCCACGAACTGACCATCGTTCGCCTGAAGCTGGAGGGCGAAGATCGCGTTGTAGAACGTCGAGA